AAAGTTGGCCAAGAATGCTTCTTTGATCTGTGGATCAATGGAGCTTGTTGAGGTTGTTGTTCCACCTTTTGACATATCGCCACCTTATCCGAGTAAAGATTTCATTTTCTTGGCAGGCACTTTGCCTTCATTGATCATGTCCAGAAGTCCCTTGCCATACTTGTTGACTGAAGACTTCTTGATCACATATTCGCCCTTGTCCAAATAACCCATGCCATCATCTGGACCTTGTGGGTCTGGTCCGAGGAGGCTTTTAACCATGCCACCTTTGGCAAATGCAGCATCACCAGGAGCGCCAGTGCCTGGTCCACCACCAGTGTTTCCATCACTGGCGTCAGCAGCGCCACCATCACCAGTACCACCAGCATCAATTAGCCCAGTCGTATTTCCAGAAGCCGCAGCCGCAGCTCTTGCCGCGTTGGCAGCTGCGATCTGGTCATAGAGACCAGGGTTATAGCCACCCATCGGCAAGTTGCCGACAACATTCTGATAAGGATTGCCCACTGGCCTCATCTGGCCCATGATCTGGGCATAGGGTGAACCACTGCCACCCACTGCAAATGGGTTGTATTGAGAGCCAATTGGAATGGACTGATAGTTATTGAAGTTCTGGGCAAAGCCTTGGGTTGCACCAGCAAATGGCGTGGTCGCCCGAAAACGATTTTCAATGTCTGTGCCAGGCATTCCAGTGATCTGACCCACTTGGCCCGTTGTGATGCCAAGACGATTCATCTCAGCAGCAATTTGCGTGTCAGTCAAATTGGGCGTTGTTTTGAGCCAGTTTGCAAATATGTCGTAATTGCTTGTGGTGACTGGAGTTGTGACCACTGGTGGTGTCACAGTCTTAGGCAAATATGGTGCAAGTCTTGATTGCACTTGGCCCACTGGCACACCCGTCATGCTTGAAATTTGTTGGGCATTAAGGCCCAGACGATTCACTTCAGCAGCAATTTGTGCGTCAGTTAAATTAGGCGTTTGCAGATAGTCATAGAGACCAGTCTCTGCTTGCGTTGCAAAGGTTGGCTTTGTGGCCGTTGTGACTGGCGTTGCAGCTGTAATGCGCTGCTGCACAGTGTCCACTGGCACACCCGTCAAGGCAGAAACCTCTTGCGCTGAAATTCCAATTCGGTTTATTTCATTGGCAATTGCCGCATCTGACAAGCCTGGTGTCTGTAAATACGCCAATAATTGTTCGGTCTTTGTAGCCATAGTCTTCCCCTAAAGTTCCTTTGCAAGTACAGCCCATTTTGGTTTGTACCCTTCGTCTTTCAAAAATGTCTCTGACCAGCCCCTTCGGCCTGCTAGAGTCACCCTGGTGCAGCCAATAGACTTGCCCCAGGATTCGATCAATGGTCTCATCCTTGAGAGTTCGTCTAGGTCTCCACCAGCTAAGAAGTAATGCAAATTCTTTAGCCTGGGATAGACAACGATCTCGGTTAATACCACTGAGTCCTTGGCTGGCCACAACTGCAATCTGTGATCCTCAACCATCTCAGCGACATCGTCAAAATTATGTGTGCCTCCACTGTATTCTAAAGCAGCCTCCACATGGTGGCGCAGTCTTTCCAGTTGTTCTTGGTCACTCATCGCTTACCAGCTGGCACAGCATCAAGCCTCATCACTCCAACGCGCCAGTCGGCCAAAGTGTTGCCAGTGACCCTCATATTGACTTGGCGGCCAGAGAACCTGACAGAAGTCGGGTTGGCTGCCGTGTATGGTCCAAATGACGATTGAGTGCCAGTCGGGTAATTTCGGGTTTTGAATGAGACCACCGCCTCACCCAAGGTCTGCTCGTCTGGGACAACTTGGCGCACCGACATGATGTTGTCGCCATTGCCCAATTGGACTGGGCCACTTTCAGCGTAAAGGCTGGCGCTGTCATAGTTAAAGCCGACCTCATGCTCGTAGATATACCCATCACTTGAAACCATCAAGGGATAGGTAAACACTCCGGCATCGACCCCAGCAGTTCTGGCCAATGTGCCAATGTTCCAGTGGTTTTCGCGGTAGTTGAAAGTGACATAACTGTCATTCTCATTGCTCGATGCGCTTGGGTAATACCACCAAATCTCACCATACTTGCTGACATGGACCGCATAGATTTTGGAGGCTTGGGCATAGTTGATGTTGTCAAATATGTAATCTGACACATCACTTGGCAGTGGCTTGACATACCCGTCATAAATCCAAAAGCCTGCGCGTGACATCCAAATGGCTGCCGTATCAATGGCCGCCACCGCTTGGGCCGAAATGAGACCGCAGCCAGAGCCAGCCTTCTCAAAGCCATAGACAAATGGAGCGCCAACATACTGGGCCGTGTGGACATCCACATCTGTAAACAGTAGATTCACACCCTTGACCCGCTTGCCAGCGATCAATGTGCCAGGGCTTGCCAAGTCATAGTCGCCTGCAAGGTTGTCGCCTGCTGGTGTCCAAAGGGTATTGTTTTCTTGGTCGCACCACTGCACCTTGCGTGGGTTTCCACCAGCGCCAAGGGCAAAGATAATGCGCTCTTGCGTAACCAAAACCGCCTTGTTGTTGACTGGTGCATTGGCAATGGCTGCGGCCAGTGTAGGTGTTGCAAACCCTAATTGCCACTCATAGAGCTTGCCATCAGTGCTAGAGCAAGCAATCAAATACTCGCCCCATGTATCGAGTGACCAAGTGGTGGCAGGGATTGGTGTGCCAGTGTCTGGCCGTGCCACACCATAGGCAAACGTGCCATAGGTGCTATATCCATAGCCAGTCAGGGTTGTGGAGCTTGCGTAGCCACTAGTGAAGCCCGTTGGCGTAATGTCTTTGAGTGTCCCCGCCTCATTCATGGCGTAGAGCTTGGTATGCGTTCCAGCGCCAATGTATCGGTTGCCACTGTTATCGCGCCAAGTGATGATGCCTCGGCATGAGCCAGACATCTGTGAGCTTGACCTGGTACGCCATCCATTGATGGGCCTGAGTGTCCCCTCATACCAGCGCACTAGGTTTGCGTCATACCAGCGGCCTGCTGCCTGGTATTCAGTACCATTTCGGAAAACACCTGGGGGCAATTTGAGAGGTATGTACATGGCAGTATTTAGGTAATGTTTGAGACAAATGTCATTGTCGCAATAAGTGATGCCGTTGAGGGGTAATTTCCTGATGCAGCATAGGTCTGAATGCTCACCATGGTGCTGTCAGTCTCCCACCAAAGTTCCACGTAATCAGTTGCGTCTAAGCTCAAAAAGTAATTCCAGCCGACCAGGGCATGGCCATTGACTGACCCATGCTTGCTTGGCACTGCAAAAAAGCCAGTCGAACCAGTGACCACAGTCCCATTGATCTTGAGCCAGACCCTGACATCATGGTCCTGAGAGTCTGGGTTTTCAAACTGGCCAGACCACTGCAAATTCCAAATGCCAGCGTCAGCCACTGTGATCCTTGAATTGCTTACGACACTCACGCCATTGGCGTAATCGACAGTATTCAGTGTCATGGCATAGGCCGTGTTGGCCAGCGCTGCCGTTTGGTCAGCCGTGCTTTGAAATGCCCCATAAGGCGCATTCATAAACCGACCACCCCTTGGTCCAAACAAAGACCCCAAGACAGTTGACAGTTTTTTGAAGTAAATATTTAAAGCGCCATTGTTCTCATTGAAATGCCTGCGCTCATAGACATCGGTCGCATAACCGATTGTGGGTGGTGCGGGATTCTCAAGTTGTTGTGTTTGGCTGGCCATGGCTAATTATGCTAGGAAAAGCGCTACTTCAGCTTTGCGTCTTTTGACAAGGCCCGCAACCTCTTTACCACCTGCTTTTGTCCACATCATAAAAGCCTCGGCAGCCCCCTCCCAATCACCCCTGTTAACCTTCATGCGAATGGTTGACCTTTGGTAGTTACCTAGCCCAGCGTTGTAGGCAAAAGAGACAACAGAGTCGAATTTGCTTTGATGACTAGCAAGAGCAGGGCTAAGTCGAAGAACACCACGTTCAAAAGAATTGATGTCCACCTTGAATAAATCGACCAGTTCCTCTTTTGACCATACACGATTGTCTTCTCCCTTGAGTTGGTAATCAGACCTGATAAGACCTGTATAACCCTCTTTACGCACGTTTGGCAGGTTTAATTGGTCTGAGTACATAGCGTGTCCCCAGCCCACTGTCCAAATCGCAGCAGAACAGCGATAAGGCTTGTTCCTGTAGCCTTCAAAGAAGTGCATCAGATGTTCGCCCTTTTCGCTGATTTTCATTTCTTAGCCCAGCCTCTTGATCCGAACCAGAAGCCAATAATCCCACCCAACATGGCCATCTCATCGCTGCTAAAAATAATGTCTGACAAGCGAATCAAATCATCCATGTTCATCACCAAACTAGGGCGAGAGTAGATGTAGTAGGCAATCCAAGCATTGATAGCACACAACTCAAACACAAAGATATAGGTCACTGTTGGTCTGACAGTACCAACATAGTTGGCAACCCATTGCGAAGCCTTCTCTAAGACCTTCTCATCGTGCTTTAAAGCAGCCTCGGTCATCTGTGCTTCAGACTGCATGGCAATCTGGTCTGTGCGAATCTCCTCCATGCGCTCTTGGGCAGCAAACCCTTGAGCCATCATCTGAAGTTGCATTTGAACTTGAATGTTAGCCAAGGCTAATTCATGCTTCTGGTCAGCTTTATTCTGGAAGAAGTCTAGTAGTTTAGGTAAGCCTGAAATCAGCAAACCACCAAGAGTAGAAAATAGAGATAGCATTACAGTCCAATCATTCCAAGAAGTTTATCGACAATTTTTCCCGCCAACTCGTCAGGTAAGTGAGGAAGCAGACCAACCACCAGA